CTGGGCGAAGATTGTCGGTATCTATGTAAGAGTGGAGGAATGGAACGATGAATTACATACATTTCTTTAGCGTGGAAGTCCCGGAGTGGATGGCTAGAAGTAACCAGATGGCACAGCTAGACGGCTTCGGTTCTGACCGGTATTGGCATTGGGTGGCGTCCTCGATTGCTGAAATTTGTAAAAAGTACAATGATAACGATTTAGTCGTGCAGCAATTCGGACTCTTGTTTGAATGGTTAGAAGCTCAAGCGGAAGGAGCGAAAACATGAAAGAAAAAACTTATTTTGAAATTTTGGAAGAAATGGAAGGGAAGGAATACGACCGTTTTAAAACTAAACTATCTCTCGGAGCTATATGCACGGGACTCGTCGAACAGTTGCAAAATGACAAACAATTGAATGAGATTAATTACATGATACCAATCGAAAAACAATTGTACGAGATATCAGTCAAGAAGAAAAGAGGTAGAGAATGGGACTAGTGAAATATGACAATGAGCAAAAGAAACACTTTCGGGAAAATCTGAAAAAATTCACAGAAGAACGAGGACTTGCGAAAACAGAATTAGCAGATAAGCTCGGGTGGTCTTACAATACAGTTATTTCATGGTTCAGAGGTTCGCGTTTACCGAGCCAATTCGGAATCGAAACTCTTTGTGATTTTTTCAAGGTGACAGACGTCGAATTATTGGGCTCACCGATGAAAGTCCGTACTTTTGCGTATTATCGAAAAGACGAGCTAACAGCAGTCGGGAGTTTACAAGAAATTGTAGATGAAACGGGAGCGAATGTCCGGACGTTAAGGAGCTTGATCGCTACAACGAAAAACGAAAAGAAGACATGGGGGACGTATATCATAGAGATTGAAGATGAAACGCGTTATACAGTCGAGTTTAAACAAACTTTTACGATTGATGAAATTAAAGCGAAAAATCTCGATTGGTTACTGAATAACCCGATGGTTGAATTAAAGGAAGTGACGGAATGAAGTATAAAGTAACAGAATATAACTCAGATTTTCAAGAAGAACAAACGGGGACTTGTGACCTATGTTATGGTACTGCTTGGGTTGAAAATGGTTCAATCACGGTTGAAGACGAAAACGGAACTGAAACAGAGATTATCCTGACTGTTTGGGATTGGGGCGATTATGACACAATCTATATTGATAACGTGGTTAATTTCTCTGCTTGGTTACAAGAAAGGGACGTTGAGCCAATCGGTGAAAAAGCAGACTCTTATGCTTGTTGGTATTGGTTGAATGAATTGGTAGAAAAATATAGTGAGGGACTGGAAGATGAATAAGCAAGAATTGATAGAACGGTTGGAAGGTTTAAAAAATATTTTCGGGAATGAATGTGAATACGTCAAAATAGACTTTGTAATAGAACTTATTTCTGAACTAGACGAACCGCAGAAAGTCACAATCCCGAAGTTTGTGGCTGATGTGATTGAAGACGCAAGAGAACAAAGCGCAGAGTTAGAAGATGCGTTTGAGTATGTTTGGGAAGTTGCCATTGGAAAGTTACGAGAATGGTTTAGAAAACTTGAAAATAGAGATAACTTCGCCCGTGCATGGCTTGACGGCTACGAGGTCGAGAAAGAGAAGCGGTATTTAGTAAAAGTGAAAGGTGTTTATGGATATGGTCGATATCTTAATAAGTCTTTACCATCCAACGAATATTTTTTTGCATCAAATAACGAATTCAACAGATATAAAACCAAACACACCCGCAAAGAACTAGAAGAAGCTGGATTCGGATGGGTATTCGATTGTGAAGGGATTGAGATTGAGGAGGTGGAGTGAATGGCGAAGTTCATTCAACTTGTTCCTTTTAAACATGGAGAGGTAAAGGAACTTATAACGGTTAATGTGAGTTGTATCAAAGCTGTTTTGAAAGATTTCGCTGGTTCTAGCAAAGTATTCGTTAGCGAAGAAATGAAAGAATGTTTTAAAGAATGTCTAACTGCTAATGAGTTCATGTATGTGATCCAACCAACATACGAAGAACTTTCAGCCATTTTAATTCAAAGAGAGGAAAAATAATGAAACCAGAAAAAATCGACAACGTAAACAAACCTAATCACTATCAAGGCTCAAAAGGTCTTGAAAGCATTGAAGTGATTGATAATTTTATTGGTAACTTAATTGGTAAGGCAGCATGGTGCTGGGGAAACGCAATCAAGTATTTGTTACGCTTTCAAAAGAAAAACGGTATTGAAGATTTAAAGGAAGCAAGAAAGAATCTTGATTGGTTAAAAAAAGAATTGGAGAATACAGATTGAAACGATTCTTAATTGGCTATTGCCTATTAACTACTTGCTTACTGTTTATGCAGCGGTCAATGATAGACCAGCAAGAAAAGCCCTTGCTTGTTTATTATGCAGATAATCAAGGATCAGGAATAAAAGGAATTGTAAGCGAAAAGAAGAAAATAGGCAGCTTATATACGGTAACGATAAATAATAATATTTTTGTGATAAATGAACAAAAATATCAAAAAATTAAAATCGGGGACGAGGTGAAATTTTGAAAGTTTGGATTGTGAGAAAATATTTGAAGACTACAAGGATGGAATATAATCGAACGTCACCGTTTGAAGAAGTCGAATTTCAAACAAAAGAAGAAGCAATTGCTTATAGAGAATCACAAAAGAAAGGCGTCTTCGATATCTATCAAAAAGAAGTTTAAAAAGCTATCAGGCTAGAAAGGTGGGAAGTTTGAGAATTGAAACACGATACGGATATTTAATAGACGCGCTTAGACGCTATCCATTCGATAAGGAAATAAAAGAACGTATCGAAGAAATTACTTTCCCGTATCAAAATTTTGATGAAAACTGGTATATCAAAAGTAAGACCGCAAAGAATACTCCCGAAGCCTTGAAAAATGTCATTATGAAAGAAAATGATCCGGAATTGATTCGACTTTACACGCTAGCACAAGCGATTGAAGAATACAAGGCGGAGTGCGGGGATACAAATTGGGAAGCAATCAAGGCTCTTTATGTATCACGCTCGAAGAACGTTGAAGGAGTGGCACTCGAGCTCTTTATGTCGAAAAATTCGGTCTATCGTCATATTATCAAACCATTCTTTGAAGGACTAGAAAAGAAATATACAAGTGTTTTTTTAAAAAGTCGCTAAAAGTTGGGAAAAATGCACGGAAAAAGGTGATAAAATTGTATTATCAGGAGAAAAACAAAAAAAGAACTTTTTGAAGCGCGATAAAGCGCTTCTTACGCGGACGAAAGGTAACATGGATTCCCTTTGTATTTAATCGTTTTTTGCCAAACAGAAAAGTAGTTGCATATCTTCCTTTGATTTAATTTTATTTTTTTAATTTTATTTTTTCAGGCGGTTCGATTCCGCCCGTCCGCATAGACAAGGTTTTTCATGAGTTTTCCTTGTCAACCTTTCCATTCTACTCGACAGCCCTTTTCGGGCTGTTTTTTATTACTGATAAAAATATACTAGTAAAGGAGGGAGGCGATGTCGAACGAAAACTTGATTCCGTTTAATGAACGAACAGAGGAAGAACAGAGAAAAATCCAGAGAAAAGGCGGTATCGCCTCCGGGAAGGCTCGAAGGGAAAAAGCAGACCTAAAAAAGAAAGTAAATGAAATATTGGCGATGGACGTTTTCAGTCCGCAACTCAAAGAAACGCTCGAAGAAAAGGGCTTGAACGCTACAAACCAGACAGCGATTGTGACGGTTCTTTTGCAAAAAGCCTTAAAGGGTGATATGCGAGCGATTGAGCTATTGGCGAAGATGAACGGCAACGAGGGCACGAAAGACAGCCTTGATAAGAAAGAGCAAAAAGAACGCGTCAAGGCAATGCAGCTTGAAAACAAGAAACGCGAGCAGCAGCTTGAAGGCGGGGTTGCTTCCGAGGATATCATGGCTGATTACTTCGATAAGCTGGAAGGAGTGATTCAAAATGACGCTTGACCGGCTTTATACGGACAAACAAATTAAAATCTTGAGGCGTTCCCTTGCCCGTGATTGGTACATGATGATAAACCACGGGGCGGTTCGTGCTGGCAAGACTAAGCTCGACAATGATCTGTTTTTAATGGAGCTGAAACGCGTAAAAAAGAACGCTGCAAAAGTAGGAGTTCAAACTCCGATGTACATTCTGGCGGCTGTTTCGTCTGGGACGTTACAAACGAATATCTTACGCGAGATCACAGACGCTTACGGGCACGAATTCAAGTTTGACCGGTACGGAAATTTTACGCTTTTTGGGGTGTACGTCGTAACGACGTTCACGGGCTCGATAGCGGGGTTGAAAGCTATTCGTGGTATGACAGCATTCGGGGCTTATGTCAACGAGGCTACGTTGGCGAATAAAGAGGTATTTGACGAAATTTTAAAACGTTGTTCGGGATACGGTGCGCGTGTTATATGTGATACTAACACGGACCATCCGAAACATTGGCTTAAAGTTGATTATATCGACAAGGCGGACGGTGAAAAGATCATCGCTAATCATTTTTCAATTTTTGATAATACATTCTTGAATCAACGATATGTCGATAACTTAATCGCAACGACGCCTTCCGGTATGTTTACTGAACGCGGTATATATGGCCGCTGGGTGATTGGTGAAGGTGCGGTATATCGTGACTTCAAAGAAGATATGTATATAAACGAATTGCCCGAGCGTTTCGCGAAGATTTACGCGGGGGTTGACTGGGGATATGAGCACTGGGGCTCTATCGTGGTCGTAGGGCAAACTGAGGCCGGCGATGTGTACATACTTGAGGAACACGCTCACCAGTACAAAGAAATTGACTTCTGGGTAGATCTTGCAAAAGATATAAAAGCGCGTTACGGCGATATCTTTTTCTGGGCTGATAGTGCGCGCCCCGAGCACGTTGGACGATTTAACCGCGAACGGCTCAAGTGCTTTAATGCCTATAAGTCGAGATTATCTGGGATTGAAGAAGTGGCTAAGCTCATGAAGGGTGGTCGCTTTTTTGTTGTTTCAAACAAGGTACGCAAGTTCAAAGATGAAATATATCAGTACGTTTGGAACGAGCGAACGGGCGAACCAGTCAAAGAGCATGACGACGTTCTGGACGCGGTAAGGTACGCGATCTATTCACAGCACGTTTACGATACCAGCAGCACAGTAAAAGAACGTATGGCAAGCGCGCAATATTATTTCTAAAAGGAGGATGAAAGAAATTGAAATTCTTAAAAGGACGACGTTTTGACGATAGCGCCAACCGTCAATTCATGATGACAATTGAAGATTTTGAAACAATCGAATTCGAAAGTCAGAAATGGATTGAACGGCTGAAAAATTTCGTCAGAACTCACCGAGCGGAACAACTGGACCGCTTGAAAGAACTGAAACGGTATTATCTAGCTGATAATAATATCAAATATCGCGAAGAAAAAAGCGATAAATATAGCGCAGATAATCGAATCGCGAGTGATTGGGCGAAATATATTACTGTTTTTGAACAAGGGTATATGCTGGGGAATCCGGTCGAATACAAGAACGAAAACGCAGAAATTCAAGCCTTAATCGATAATTTTAGCAAACAAAACAACGAGCAAGAGCATAACGTGGCTATTAAAACAGACCTAGCTATTTATGGCCGAGCTTATGAATTGCTAAACACGTTTCAGGATGTGGACGGTAGCGTTTGGGTGAAACTCTATCGAATGAACCCGGAACAGACTTTTGTCATTTATGATGATAGTTACGAGCAACGCTCTTTAATGGCAATCAACTATTACTCTATCAGTTACGGCAACGGACACAAACGCGATTTTGTGAAAGTATATACCGACAATGCTATATATGAGTATGTGGACGATAATCAAGAAGCGGACACGCTTCGACTAAAAGAAACAAGCGAGCATTTCTTTAACGGCGTACCGGTGAACGAGTTTAGCAACAACACAGACCGAACCGGAGCGTTTGAAGCCGTGCTTGATTCTATCGACGCTTACGACTTATCACAATCGGAATTGGCAAACTTCCAACAAGATAGTAACGAGGCTTTACTGGTTATTTCGGGCAATCCATTTACCGGGGTTGACGATAAGGACTTTTTGGAAGACGGTCGAATCAATCCGAACGGTCGCTTGGCCGTTTCGCAGTCGT